TAATAAGGCTGTCAGCGTTCATACCTTCGGTTCACAGACAATTACCGCTGGTACGTTTACATTGACTATGCCTGCTAATACCACTGCTGCTGCGTTGTTGCGTATCGCTACAACCTGAAGGTAGTGTATGGCTCTCGGGTGGGGCGATGATGCGTGGGGTGATAACACTTGGGGCGGCGCAATTGCTGTTACAGGCAACCAAGCTGTTTCGACTGTTGGCACCGCCTCGCCTATCGTTTCTGTAGCGATTACGGGTGTAGGTGCTTCGGGGGCAGTTGGTACAGTTGTTCAGAGTCAGTCAGCCGCAGAAATTGGTGATTTGGCGGTTGCATCGGTTGGTACGGTTAGCGCTTCGGTTACGGTTGCCTTGACTGGTGTAGGCGCGGTAGGTTTGATGGGTACGCCTTGGGGCTACGGCACTTGGGGCAGCGAAGCTTGGGGCGGTGCTGGTTTAGGTACTGGATATGGATTTGATGTTACTGGCGTAGGTGCTACAGGCGAGGTTGGTAGTGTATCTGTTGCGGCACGGTCAATTGCGTTAACAGGGGCAACGGCTTCTGGTGAAGTTGGATCAGTAGTAAATGCGATTACTCAAGCGCTGACAGGCATTGGAGCAATTGGGGATGTAGGTACAGTTGGATACACGAGTACTTTTGAATTAACAGGTAACACTGCGCAGGGTATGGTTGGTGGGCCAATTGTGCCGCTGAACTCCAATCAAGCGTTGGCTTTTGTTGGTACAGTAACATTTGATACGACTGTAGAGTTGTCCGGTGTAGGTTCAACGGGCGCTGTGGGAACAATGGATGCGCCTAGGACGTTTGGTTTAACGGGCAACGGGGCGACAGGTAGTGTTGGAAGTGTGGTGGCTGTTTACTGGAGGCTTATTGACGACAAGCAATCAAATGTTTGGCAATTAATAGATGACAAACAGTCAACAGTTTGGCAGAATACAAATACTTCGTAAGGAACGAACATGGCAGCAACGACAACTCTTTTGGGCTTAGTCACCCCCACACAGGGAACGCTCTCTGGTACGTGGGGCGACACAGTCAACTACGGTATTTCTGACTACCTTGATATTGCCATTGCAGGCACATTATCTTTTGCAGGTGATGGTGCTATTACTTTGGCAAACACTACGGGTAGCTCGTCAGGAAACGCAATAACTTCTACCACAGCCCAGTACATGGCGGTTCGTATCACCGGCACACAAACGGTTACCAAAGTTATCACAGGCCCCAGCTACAGCAAACTGTACATGGTGGATCACGCAGGCGCTACCAGCGCAGTAACTTTTAAAGCCGCTGGTCAAACAGGCGTATCAATTGCTGTTGGTGAAAAAGCATTTGTCTACTACAACGGCACAGACTACGTCAAGGTGGCATCTAGCACAGGCGGTGTTTCCACAATTACGTTTGGTTCTACAGGCTTAACACCTTCAACCGCTACATCTGGCGCGGTTACTGTTGCGGGTACATTAGCTATTGCAAACGGCGGTACAAATGCAACAACAGCGGCAACAGCACTATCCAATCTTGGCGGTGTATCAACAGGCAAAGCAATCGCTATGGCGATGATCTTCGGTTAATTTTAGGAGCACTAAATGGCAAACCCAAACATCGTAGCCGTAACAGCAATTTACGGCAATACATCCACTCTATTGATCTCATCCACGGCTGACCCGTTTGCTACTGCGTTGGTAAGCAATGCGGCCTCGTCTGGCAAAGTCTACAAGATCAACTCGATTGTTGCGGCCAACGTGGACGGAACTTCTGCGGCTGACATTTCAATCAAGATATTCTCTGCGGCGGCTCTTGGCGGTACGGGTACTGCGATTGCTTCTACGATCTCCGTGCCCCCTGATGCGTCTTTGATTGTGACTGACAAGACAACAAGTTTTTACTTGCTAGAAGACAGGTCAATCGGTGCTACGGCAAGTGCGGCAAACGATATAGTCGTTACTTGCTCTTGGGAAGAAATTAATTAATAGGAGACTTTCATGTCTCAAAGATATACGGGCGGGATTCTCTCAGCCGGTTTAAACGGCATTAACTACCCTGTACAGACGGTGGAGTACCTTGTCGTGGCTGGCGGGGGTGGTACTACTGGCGCTATTAGCGGCGGCGGAGGCGCTGGTGGACTGTTAACCGCAACTGGCTATTCAATTACTACCGGCTCAAGCATCACAGTAACCATCGGCGCTGGGGGTGCTGGAAGTACAACTGGCACAGGAAATGATGGATCAAGCTCTGTATTTGGTTCTATTACTGCTACAGGTGGCGGTGGAAGCTCTGGAACAACTGGTCGCACTGGTGGTTCTGCTGGTGGTAGCGGTTATTCTCAAACTACACAAACGGCTGGAATAGCAGGCCAAGGAAATGCAGGTGGTGGAGGTTCATCAGTTTACTCTGGCGGTGGCGGTGGCGGCGCAGGTTCTGCTGGAGTAAGTGGTAACACTTCTCTTACAGGCGCAGGCGGTGCTGGGTTTGTTTCAACTATTACTGGTTCACCACAAGTTTATGCAAGCGGCGGTTCTGGTGGTGGGCAGGTTACAAGCACTATTATTGGACGAACAACTTACGGCGGTGGTCTTGGCGCATCATCAACAAACAATACACAATCTAAAGGTGGCGATGGACTGCCAAATACAGGTGGTGGTGCTGGTGGCGCACCTGACTATGGTGGCGGTGGTGCTGTTAATCAAGCATCAGGTGGCTCTGGAATCGTAATCCTACGCTACCCATCTTACTTAGCCCCTGCTACATCTACAACTGGAAGCCCTAATATAGTTGTATCCGGCGGCTGGCGCGTATATACATTTGTTTCATCTGGAACAATTACATTCTGAGGATATATGGCACAAGGTCTTTTTACCCTCAAGCAAGTTAACCAAGCCATTCGTCAAGGCGCATGGTCAAAATTTAATCCACCTCAATTTGTAGAGTACCTTTGTGTTGCAGGCGGCGGTGGTGGTGGTGGCTATGGTGGTGGTGGTGGTGGAGCAGGAGGTCTGTTGACTGGTATTTACCCTGCTACATCTGGCACTTCTTACACCGTTACTATTGGTACTGGCGGTGCTGGCGGTAATGGCCCTTCCGCTTTAAATGGAGCTAATGGAAATAACTCGGTTTTTGGAGCTATAACTTCTACAGGAGGTGGCGCTGGAATGGGCGGAGCCGCTACCACGCTTCAGGCTGGAGGCGGATCAGGTGGTGGCGCGGCTGGGTCAAACTATGTTGGCGGTGGCGCTCTCGGAATATCTGGCCAAGGTAATTTTGGTGGCGCGGCTGGTGGTAGTCCCTCAAATGGTGGAGGCGGAGGCGGAGGCGCTGGGGCAGTTGGTACACTGTGTAGAGCAAATGCTGGTCGTGGAGATGGTGGCGCGGGTGTCGCCTCATCTATTAGCGGTTTAGTAACTACTTACGCCGGAGGCGGCGGTGGTGGAACATATACTGGCTCTGGTCTATTTAATGGCGCTGGAGGTGCTGGTGGTGGGGGTACTGGTGCTGGTAACGCTGGTACGGTAAACACTGGCGGCGGTGGCGGCGGTGGTGAAAACACACTATCTGGTGGTGCAGGTGGTTCAGGCATCGTAGTAGTCAGATACCCCGGCTCTGTGCAGTTTTACACTGGTGGAACTACTTCAAATATCAATGGTTATGTGATCCACACGTTTACATCATCTGGCACTTTAGCGCCTACAACCCCTACTACCGCAACGCTAACTGTATTTACTTCTTCAAGCACATGGACGGCTCCAGTAGGCGCAACACAGGTTCAATATCTGGTTGTTGCTGGCGGAGCAGGTGGTGGCTCTAGACGATCTGGTGGTGGCGGCGGTGGTGGTTTCCGCACTGCTACAGGCTTGTCTGTTACTGCGGGGACAACATACACAGTGACTGTGGGTGCAGGCGGTACAGGCGGTTCTACGTCTGTATCACAAACTGGTACTAATGGTGGCGATTCCGTCTTCTCCTCAATTACATCTACTGGTGGCGGAGGTGGTGGAGCCATTGGAGCTACTGCCACAGGTCAAAATGGCGGATCGGGCGGCGGCGCGGCGGCTAATTCTAGTTCTACAAATAGCGGCGGCACTGGTAATACACCTTCCACTTCTCCATCTCAAGGAAATAACGGCGGAACTAGCGGTGCGCCATTTGCCAACCCAAATAATGCTGGCGGCGGCGGTGGCGGAGCAGGTGGTGCTGGTGGTAATGCTACTACTAGCGGATCGGGCAGTGGTGGTGTTGGCGGTAATGGAGGTGCAGGCACTTCCTCATCACTTTCAGGCACTGCTGTTGTTTACGCATGGGGCGGTGTTGGCGGCGGATACAATCCGGGTGATACAGGAACTGCCGCTACTGGATCACAAGGAAGAACAGAAGGTGCATCAGCCTTTACAAATTCAGGTGGCGGCGGTAATGGTGGCTCTGAAGCCACATGGTTGGGCGGCAATGGCGGCTCTGGCATTGTGATTATTAGATGGAGTTGAAATGAGTCAAACTTTATTAGGTGGATTCCTTTCCGCAACCTTTAACCCATTGGCTGGTGCGCCTACCGCAGTTGAATACCTTGTGGTAGCTGGCGGAGGTGGCGGTGGCGGAACATTAGGCGGAGGCGGAGGCGCTGGTGGTCTTTTAACTGCAACTAATTTTATTGTTACGCCCGGTTCTGCATTAACCGTGACTGTAGGGGCTGGTGGTGCTAGTAGAAATACATCAGGCGTAGGAAACAATGGTTCCAATTCTGTTTTTAGTTCTATTGTTTCAGAAGGCGGCGGTGGCGGTGGCAGGCCAGACGTAGGCGCTGTTGGAGGTTCTGGTGGTGGCGGATATTACTACTTTGCTGGCGGTGCAGGGACTGCTGGTCAAGGCTTTGCTGGTGGTAGTGGCTCTCAGACAGGTACTGGTGGAGGTTCTGAAAGTTCTGGCGGAGGCGGCGGCGCTGGCGGTATTGGGACTATTGGTACACCAGCTAAAGGTGGAGATGGCGGCAACGGGGTGTGTTCAACCATTACTGGACAGCGCGTCGTCTATGCTGGCGGTGGCGGAGGCGGTGTTTATAGCAGTAGTTTTGTTATTGGCTACGGCACAGCGGGTGGTGGGAATGGTGGTAGGTTTATCAGTACAACTACAGCGGCAACATCTGGACAGCCAAATACAGGTTCTGGTGGCGGAGGCGGTGGCGGTGGCAATGGTTCTGGGGCTGGTGGCTCTGGTATTGTTATTGTGCGTTGGCCTTCATCACAATCACCACCTACTTCCACAACAGGCAACCCTCAGATAAACTACTCTGATGGGTATCAGATTTATACTTGGTTATCTTCTGGCACTATTACTTTTTAAGGAGCAAAAATGAGCCATTTCGCTAAAGTAGAGAACGGTGTAGTGACGCAAGTCATCGTCATCGAGCAGGACGTTTTAAACCTTGGTCACTGGGGCGATCCAGCATCTTGGATTAAAACTTCATACAACACTTCTGGTGGAGTTCACGCGCAAGGTGGTACGCCACTGCGTAAAAACTTTGCTGGTATTGGATACACATACGACTCAGGTCGTGATGCGTTTATTCCCCCCAAGCCGTACGCTTCATGGGTATTGGATGAAGGCACTTGCAACTGGAATGCACCAACACCCATGCCCGTTGAAGAAGGCAAACGCTTTACATGGGACGAACCCACAACATCTTGGGTTGAAGTAACCGCCTAATAGGAATAATCATGGCTCAATACAGTGGAATGTGGACGCTAAGTCAGGTCAGTCAAGCGGTTAAAAACCAGACTTGGACGGGCTTACCCCCCGCTGTTGTTGAGTATTTGATTGTTGCTGGTGGCGGTGGAGGTGGTAGTGATACTTCAGGAATTCAGCAGACGGGTGGTGGTGGTGGCGCTGGTGGATTGCTTGCTGGATATGCGGGTGTTACTTATGGCTCTTCCTATTTTGTAACTGTTGGTGCTGGTGGAACTGCTTCGTTAGGGAATACGTCAACTAACGGTGGAAACTCTGTTTTTGATGCCACATCTTCTGCGGCTACTACTGGACGCATTGTTGCTACTGGTGGTGGGTATGGTGGAAAACATGGACAAGGTGGTGGTTCTGGTGGTTCTGGAGGCGGAACAGGAGCAAGAACTGCGACTATATTACCGGGGGAAGGGATTTTAGGACAAGGTAATTCTGGCGGTTATGGCAGTTCCAATGGTACTTATCCCGACCTTGCTTCAGGTGGCGGTGGCGGTGCAGGGGCTATTGGATTAGATGCATTTAACGGTTACAACGCTGGCGGTAATGGTGGCGCTGGTATCTCAAGCGCAATAAGCGGAACTGTTCTGGCTTATGCTGGCGGTGGCGGTGGTGGAACTTATGCCGCTGGGACTGATACCGTATCTATTGGTGGTGTTGGAGGAGGCGGTGCAGGCGGGTTCTATTCTGGCGCTGGTTCAGGCCCTGTAGCTGGTACAGCAAACACAGGTGGTGGTGGCGGTGGCGGATCAAACGGAAGAGCAGGTGCTTCGGGCGGTTCAGGCACTGTCATTCTTCGTTACCCCGGTAATATTCAATATTTTTCGGGCGGTACAGTAACTTCTGGTAGTGGTTATGTTGTTCATACATTTACATCATCTGGAACCTTTGCCTCTACAACTTCAACAAATTTAGGCAACATTGTTATATTTACTTCGTCCACTACATGGACAGCCCCTGCTGGTGCAACTTTAGTTGAATACTTGGTAGTAGCTGGTGGCGGTGGTGGTGGTCAAGGTAAAACTGGCGTTAGCAATGCAACAGGCGGCGGCGGTGCTGGTGGATTAAAAACAGCTTCAGGATTTTCGGTTACTGCTGGAACAACCTATACCGTTACTGTGGGTGCAGGTGGTGCTGGTGGAACAACAAGCTCTGGAGATAACTCTGCTAGTGGCAATAACTCTGTTTTTAGCTCTATAACTTCAAATGGTGGTGGCAAGGGCGCTGGTGGCGCAAGTGCAACTGCGGCTGATTCAGGCGGTTCAGGTGGCGGTGCTGGCGCTAATACAACTGCGGGTACAGGAATTAGCGGTCAAGGTAACAACGGTGGAACTTCAAACCCATCAGGAAACGCTGGTGGCGGTGGTGGAGGTGCTGGAGCGGTTGGTAGTGCTGGTACTAGCGGGAATGCTGGTGCTGGTGGTGCTGGTTTAGCATCTTCTATTACAGGAACCTCAACATATTATGCTGGCGGTGGCGGTGGTGGATTTGGTGATACTGGCGCAGGTGCTGGAGGTGTTGGTGGCGGTGGCTCTGGCGGTAATAACGCTTATAGCGGCGTATCAGGAACTGCTGGCACAGGCGGTGGTGGTGGTGGCACTCAAGTTGGAGGCACTGCTGGTAGAGGCGGCTCTGGCATCGTAATTATCAAGTGGAGCTAACCAATGTATGCGCTGGCTCCTTTTGCTACTGTTGCTGTTGGGGCTAGTTGGAGCCGTAGCCAAGAGTGGCTGTCATGTACGCGAGTTCTACGGGATTGCTTACACAGTCCACGACCCAACACTGCGCCACAAAGAGATGGTAGCGTGGCTAGACAAGAATGCGCCCTACTGCAAGTCAACCGAATACATGGTGATCTGGAACAATCTAGCAGAGTGGGCGGGCGCGGCAGACTCCACATGGTTGCGTAATAAAGTTGTTCATGGCTACAAGGACGCACTTGAGAGGGAGAAGAAATGATAGAAACCATCAGATTATTTCCAACCGTTCAAGCGTCTGGGTATCCAGACAAGCATGACCTTGCTCAAGCCAAGCTAGAGAAACAGCACGAAGTTAACAAGACCCTTGAAATGTCCAAGCAAAAGCAGACTGAACTGCAAGACATAGGGTTTGAGATTTACTGCAAGAAGGTGGTTCAGGAGCGGCTCCGTATGGAGATATTTAATAACCGTAAGCTGGATATTTATGTATGACCAGAAAGCCGATACCCAGACCAGTGAAGAAAGTGTCGATGGACACCAAGGACAAGCTGACTCTGTGGGTCACGCTGATGGTAAGCACCACCCTGTGCATCTCTGTTTTGGCTATGGTCATAAGCTTTATGCTTGGCCTTTGGGCCAAAGAGGTGGACAACGCAGAAATCTTCAAGATGATTTCACCCGCTTTTTCTACACTTATCGGCGGCATGATTGGGTTCCTGTCTGGTATCAAACTCATGCAGAATGACGACTCTAAAAAGGATCGCGGGTGTTAAATACAATGATGCCAATCAATAATCCTGCCGTAGATGGGTATGCGTTATTTCAATCTAATCTGATAGCGGCAAATCAAGCACAGTTGATTGAACACGCACACATTGCACACAAGAGATTTGAAACCGCTGTAAGTTTTAATAGAATTGATTCTACCAAAAGTTATGGATGCTACAATATTTTCTCATTGACTGTTGGGTCAAAATTGTTTTTTGCAGTTTACAAAGAACTTATGGCGGCAATTAAACATGTAATTCCTGATGGACGAGAACTTTGGTTTCAGTGCTGGTTAAATTACCACATGCCCCATGAAGTTTTAAAATTGCACTGCCACGTTGATTGTTTGATGCACGGGTATTTATCATTAGACCCAAAAAACACATCAACCGTATTTAAAAATTACTCAGTTAAAAATGAAGTTGGTAAAATTTACATAGGGCCAAGTAACATTGACCATGAAGTTATCGTGCATGAACCTTATACAACGCCAAGAATAACTATGGCATTTGACATTGTGGATGCGGCAACCATGCAAAACAACAGTAAACAATTCGGGTTTGATATAAATCTTTCGTATATACCCGTGCAATAGGAGTCAAAATGTTTGATGTATTAAGTGGCGGTATTCTTGGTTCTGTGTTTGGCGGCCTGTTCCGCATGGCTCCTGAAGTGCTGAAGTTCTTTGATAAGAAGAATGAGCGCCAGCACGAACTATTGATGTTTACACGCCAATGTGAACTAGAAACACTGCGTGGTCAGCAGAAGCTGGCTGAGATTGGCGCACAGCGGGAAGCCGCTATTGACGTAGGCGTAATGGATGCGTTTCAGTCTGCCATAGAACAACAAGCCACAATGGTCAAAGCCGCTGGTGGTTGGGCGGCTAGTTTGTCTGCATCCGTCAGGCCAGTCGTAACTTACTGGGTTCTGTTTGTCTGGTCGTTCATCCATGTATGGTTTGCATGGAACGCATGGATCACTGGCGCTCCTCCCGTAGAAGTGTTCAAGATAATGATGTCACCTGACTTCTCAGCACTGCTGGCCGGAACAATTAACTTCTGGTTTCTTGATCGTACATTGGCTAAGAGGGGTTTGTAAATGACACAAGATGAAATCATTGAGATTTACAAAGAAGTTAAAAACAAACTATGCGATGGCAAAGAATGGTGTTGGGCTGGTGTTGGTGAGCCTTTACAGATGTTTGCCAAGCTAGTAGCAGAGCATGAGCGTGACAAGTTGATTGATGCCGCAATGAAAGCGGCTGAAAAAGGAATTGATACAGCAATAGCTCTTGAACGTGAGGCGTGTGCAAATATTTGTGAAACGCTTGAATTACCTGAGTGGCCTGACAAAGTACGTCAGCCATTAGCGCAAGCCATCCGAGCAAGACAATGAACTTAGAACTAGCCGCAGAGATGTGCAAACGGTTTGAGGGCTTTCGCTCCAAGCCGTATCTTTGCCCTGCCAACGTAGCCACGATTGGCTATGGTTCTACCTACTACGCAGACAAACGCAAGGTAACTTTAGAAGACGCGCCTATGAGTCAAGAAGAAGCTCACGCGCTTTTAATGATTGAGTTAGAACATACTTACCTGCCGGGAGTTTTACGTAACTGCCCCGGCCTTATTATGGATGAACGCAGGTGCAACGCCATCGTGGACTTTGCCTACAATTTGGGCACTGGACGCTTGCAAACATCTACGTTAAAGAGGAAAATCAATGCCAATGATTGGGAAGGCGCAAAAGAACAACTGATGCTCTGGACTAAAGGTGGCGGCAAAGTTTTGCCGGGTCTGTTAAAACGCCGTAAGGCTGAGTGCGCACTACTGGATTAACCGATGCCATTATCTAAGATTCTATTTAAGCCGGGCGTCAATAAAGAAAACACCCGCTACACCACCGAGGGCGGTTGGTACGAGGCCGACAAGGTGCGCTTTCGTCAGGGTAATCCCGAAGTAATTGGTGGCTGGCAACCTTTCTCTGCTGCTACGTTCCAAGGCGTATGTCGTTCATTGTGGAACTGGGTAACGCTTGGCGGCAATAATTTAGTTGGTGTTGGCACAAACCTTAAGTTCTACATTAACCAAGGCGGTCTTTATTACGACATTACGCCTATCCGTGCAACTTCTACAATTAACGCTAGCCCGTTTGTAGCTACAAATGGCTCCGCCACAATCACAGTAACAGATACAAATCATGGCGCGCTAACAGGAGATTTTGTTACGTTCAGTGGCGCTGTTAGCCTTGGTGGGAATATTACGGCTACGGTATTAAACGCAGAATACCAAGTTACAGTCCTTACTGCCAATACATACACTTTTACAGCAACAGTTACAGCAAACGCAACGGATGCCGCTGGTTCTCCTGGCGGTGGCTCGGCTGTTGTAGCCACATATCAAATTGGTGTTGGCCCTGCTATTCCTGTCCCGCTTCTTGGTTGGGGCGCTGGTACTTGGGGTGAGTCGGGTACAACATGGGGTAATGGCGGGACATCTATATCAGCCCTACGTTTGTGGAACCAAATTAACTATGGTCAAGATTTAGTGTATGGCCCCCGCACAGGCGGTATTTATTATTGGGAAGCAAACAACACCGTTACTACCCGTGGTGTATTACTTAACACACTCGGCGGTAATGTATCTTTTACCAACGCTTCCCCTACAGTAGTTACAGCTACAGAGGCTTACACAGAAGGTGCGGCGCTTCAGTTTGCCGCTACTACATCTTTGCCTACAAACGTTTCTGCCGCTACAACATATTACGTATATAACGTAAATGGCTTAACTTTTAATTTACTTGACGCAGCGGGGGCAGAAGTTAATACAGCTTCTACAGGTACGGGTGTGTATATTTCTTTAATTGTGGATGTGCCGACAGTACAAAATAATCTTACAGTATCAGACACTTCACGTTTTGTAATTACGTTTGGTAGTAATGATTACGGTTCAAACGTGCTTGACCCCATGTTGATTCGCTGGTCAGCGCAAGACAGTATTTACAATTGGACGCCAAACATTACAAACCAAGCGGGTAGCATTCGAGTATCTCATGGCTCTGAGATTATTACCACGGTTCAAACCCGGCAAGAAATTGTAGTGTTTACTGACTCAGCTATATATTCACTTCAATACCTTGGCCCTCCTTACGTTTGGGTTCCGCAACTTCTTGGTGATAACATCTCTATCATGGGTCCTAACGCGGCTGTGATTGCTTCAGGCATTGTGTACTGGATGGGCGTGGATAAGTTCTACGTCTACGATGGTCGTGTTAACACGCTACCTTGCGACTTGCGCCGTCACGTATTTCAAGATTTAAACCAAGAACAATCACTGCAGGTGTTTGCTGGAACAAGCGAAGGCTTTAATGAAATCTGGTGGTTCTACTGCTCGGCTAATAGTACTGCAGTGGACAGATACGTTATTTACAACTACCTTGAAAAAATCTGGTACTACGGCACTATGTCACGTACAGCGTGGTTGGATTCTGGTTTGCAGACTGTTCCTATTGCAGCAAACTACGTCACTGCTACGCTCACGGGTAACTTGATTAACCATGAGACAGGTTTAAATGACAACACAACAGGCACTGCTGTTGCAATTGATGCTTACATTGGCTCGTCTGAGTTTGATATTGGTGATGGGCACAACTTTGGTTTTGTGTGGCGCGTCTTACCTGATTTAACTTTTGAGAATGCTGAAAACACTCCTGCTGGCGCAGTGCCATCGGTGGCAATGACGTTGTATGGTTTGGCTAATTCAGGCTCTGGGGTTACAAGCACAGCTTCACAGCCCGTGTCTAAAGGTAGCACATACGTCATTACCGAAGAGTTTACAGGTCAGATATTCACGCGTATGCGCGGTCGCCAGATGATCTTTAAGATTAGCTCCAACCAAGTTAACACTTGCTGGCAGCTTGGCGCACCACGAATTGACATCCGTCCTGACGGCAGGCGCTGATGACTTCCAAGAACCGCATCATTGTTCCAGCTTCACCCAGCTTACCGTTGGGTACGGATCAGTATGAACGCCGGTATCAGGATCAATTTACCAACATTTTGCGTTTGTACTTTAATCAGATACAAAATGCTCTAGCTGAACTGTTTAGTGACGCTGGCGGCAAATACGTCGCATTTCCGCATGGAGCGTTTTCCAGCGATCAAGACCAGACAGCGATAGTTAATACAGCTACGCTAATGACGTTGAACACCACAGACTTTGCTAGTGGCATAAGTATTAACAATTCGGAAATTACTGTAACTAACGCTGGCATATATAACCTACAGTTTAGCGTCCAGTTCCAAAACACAGACACTGCGTTTCAAGATGTTTATATCTGGTTGAAACAAAATGGTACGGATATTACGGGATCAACGGGATTTGTATCTATTCCAAATAGACACGCAGGCACAAATGGGCACTCAATTGTTGGCTGGAACTATTTTCTATCCATGAATGCTAATGACTACATTGAGATTTATTGGTCTGTGCCTAATGTCGCTGTATCTATTCAACACCTTGCCGCTTCTGGCACACCTACTAAGCCGTCTACTCAATCCGTTGTAGCCACACTTTCATTTGTGTCTGCGCTTTCAGCATGATACGATCAACCACCCTGAGCAAACACCATGGATATTGACGTTACTAGTGAGAATTTTAAATACAAGAAAATTCCACTTGACTATGTGGAGTTCAGCGAAGTTGACGATATCTGGATTCGGTCGTACACATTAGAGAAGGCAAATACTGTCATATCTCAGCATGTCCATGAACACGATCACGCTACCATTGTTTCACGTGGAACAGTTGAGGCTTGGCAAGACGGCAAGATTCTTGGACAATACACAGCACCTGCTGTAATCACCATTCCGGCTGACAAAAAACATCATTTCATAGCATTGACTGATGACGTTGTGCTCTGCTGCCTTCACAATCTTCGTGGGA